GATCGAACTTGGAGTGATAGAACATATAACGCTAGTCAATTTATTAACAATGATGCTACTACAATCGTTGATAATAGTGAGGTGCAAGAAAAACAGGCACTATCTAAAGTTATTAAACCAAAGAGTGATTTTTAATAATGGCACAACAATACTTTTACGATAAACAAATTAGAAGATACATACAACAGTTTATAAGACTGTTTAGTGGATTCAGTGTACAAATGGGTAAGAACGATAATGATCTTCCTATATATCAACAAGTACCTGTACGTTATGGTGACATTAATCGTATGGCGGCACACATAACAAGAGAAAACAGTGAGAACATTGTTAATACTGTTCCATTTATTAGTTGTTATGTAACATCATTAGATATGTTTGCTGAAAGACGTACATATCAAGATCATGTTGATAAGGTTCAAGTAAATGAAAAGAAATATGATGAAGTTACTGGAAAATATACTGAGGAATTAGGCAACCAATATACAGTTGAACGACACGCACCCGTTCCTTATATGTTAGTAATGAACTGTGACATTTGGACATCAAACACAGATCAAAAATTACAACTAATGGAACAAATACTAGTGTTGTTTAATCCAACATTAGATATTAGAACCAATGACAGCCCAGTTGATTGGACTTCTTTAAGTATGGTAGAATTAACTAATACATCATGGAGTACTAGAAGTGTAGGTTCAAGTGTTGATGATATCATTGACGTTGCAACTTTAACATTTAATATTCCTATATACATCAGCCCTCCAGCAAAATTAAAACAACAAAAGCTCATTCATACTATTATTAGTGAATTATATAACTTAGATGACCAAGACTTAGATAACTTTAAAGATAAAGAACCATTTAACACAGAAACATTAAAATATACTATTGTGACATATGAAAACAAAAAAGTTAATTATGAGAATGGAAATTTACAAATTTTAAATAAAAATGGATCACCATTAGATGACGATGGTTTAACACTAGAATGGGACAAAGTGTTACTACCATTTGGTGTATTAAGAAATGGAATAAGTCAATTAAGACTTAGAAAAAGCACTGATATTAATGATAATGATAATGACATAGTTGGTAGGTTAGACGCTCATCCTAGTGATCCTAGTCTTCTTACTGTTGATATAGATACTAGTACTTTACCCACAAATACACTAACAGCAATAGATGCTAATGTGGATCCTACTAAAAATTACCCAGGTGATGGAAGTGTGCCAAGTGCTGTTACAGGCCAACGTTATATTATTTTAAATAATACTCCTATAAATGCAGTATGGACAAACGTAGTTGCTAAAAAATATGATATTATAGAATATAACGGTTCTGCATGGATAGTTAGTTTTGATTCATCTACAATTTCTGAATCACATTACGTAACAAATGTTTCAAGCAGTGACCAACTTGAATGGAATGGCAAAGAATGGGTGAATAGTTATGAAGGAATATATAACGCAGGTTTTTGGCGAATATATCTCTAATTTTTAATATGATAATAGCAAGCGGTTGTATTTTTTTAAGCGTAGACACTGGCAGAGTAATGCTACAGCAAAGAAGTGGTGCTGTTAATCATCCTAGAACGTGGGGATTTTTTGGTGGGAAGAGTGAAGAAAATGAACGACCTATAGAGACATTATATAGAGAAATAGAAGAAGAAGTAGGATTAGTACCCGATATTAAAAAAGTTATACCCATAAACAAGTTCACAAGTCCTAATAAACGATTTATATATCATAGTTTTGTTGTTACAGTTCAAGATGAATTTATTCCTGTATTAAACAATGAAAGTGATGGATATTCTTGGGTTAAAATAGGTAATTGGCCTAGACCGTTACACCCTGGTGCAAAAATACAATTCAATTCAAAACAGTTTATTAAGAAACTTAAAACTGTTTACGAACAACAAGCAAAACAAAGACTATAACTTATTCAGTTATTCTCTTTTTCATACTAGCAACAAACTGCTCACGTAACCATTCAAAGTCATTAATTTTATTTAATTCATCTGTATTGTCTTTATGTTCAATTCCGTATGCTTTACCTTCTAATGCACCTTTAATACAGTAACGTCCAAAACGTCCACCATTATCAATTGTACACCATGCTTCTAGTCTTGCATCTGTTTCTTCTTGTTTTTGATTAGGGTTTACAGAACTTGCTAACTTTACACATTCACGGAATGCACTACGCCATGTTCTGTATGGGTCTTTATTAAATCTTGTGATATTTGATATATTAGCAACTGGTTGATAAAAAGATACACCTGTTGTATAATCTGGTAATTCATGCCCCATGTTAAGTAATTGCTCTTTTGGAAACAACTTAACACCACCATACCCATATTCTAAATCATTAATTGGGTTTCTAGCACTCCATACATATGTTGTATTTTTTCTACTACTCATTGGTGGAATAAAATCAAAACTAAAGTGTCCTGTTATATCTGCGTCTGCATCAACTATATAAACCATTTCTGTTTTTGCTAATTCACCTGCACGTTTATGTGCATTGCCAATACCTTCAACATTTTTTACGTGTTGAGCATCTTTAAATCTATTTCTTAGTTTTTGGAAATTTTCATCTGCTTCTGCTTCATGGAAACTAATCATGAATACATCAAATTCTGCTACATGATAACTTGATACAAGTTTGTTTTGTACTGTTCCATGTGATACACCATTAGTAGGAACTAATTGAATATCTCCCCAACTAACTGGTCTGTTTGTTCTTTTAACTACTCTAGGAAACGTATGAATTACAGTTTTAGCTATATTGTCACCTGGTCTATATTGCCATGGAAACTTTGGATTTACCTCAATATCATCAAATACTACCCAAATCATATCTGCTTTATCTTTATACACTGCCGCTGCTTCTAACAACGTATCTTCATCTGTTATTTTTATAGGTGTTTTAATAACTGGATATGAATTAAACATAAACCTTTTTAACCTATCCCAAGGTGTTACAACATTTTGTCCTTGGTATTCTCTTTGTATGTTGTGTAAATTAATCATTACAATCGCCCTTAACTGTATATGCACGTGTTCCTATATGTGCTATTCTGTCACTTAAATCGTGACTAATATGTACTTCGTGTCCATTTTCGTGTGCTAGATTACAAAAGTAAACATCTTCTCCTACTAAACTAGTATAGTCTTGATTATACTCAATCTTGTAATGAGGTCTAGAAATATTTTCGTATACTTCTCTTCTAACTAACATCATTCCACTTCCTACTGCCCAAACTTTTTCATTTCCTTTTCCTGTAAAAACTCTACTATCTAAATCATTTTTACTTTTAAATGCAACCGGTCTATGTGGCGGAACTCTTGTTGAATAATTTCCTGCTATAATATCTTTATCGGCTGCTAATAATATATTTAGCGTATCTACTGGAAATTGCATATCTGCGTCAATCCACATTATATGACTACAATCTGTTTCTAATGCTTGATCTACAAGTTGTTGTCTTTGCATTGCTACTTCACTACCCATATTAAAATGTAAGGAAGTAGCAAGTCCAGTTTCACCACACTTTTTTTGAAGCATGGCTAAACTGTACGCGAAAACCGCTGTAACTTGATTCTGCACAGGAACACATATTGCTACATTTGCGGAATTGTTCTTTTTATAATGATAGTTTGTTGTACTAACCATTAATTACTTTTCAGATGCTAACTCTGATTGTAGTTCTGCTTCTATTTGTTGAACTTCGTAATTAAGTTGTTTAGCTATTGAAGTAGCCGATTTAACACATGCGGCAAATGCTTCATCTTCCAAAGATACCATATAACTCATGTGTTCTGGTTGTACTTTACCAAGTGTTAAAATATCAATAGCCGCTAGTTTTGCTAGTCGGTTTACCCAATATTCTTCTTCTGTAGATTCAATGTCTTTTGTTAGTGCGTCAACATCGTGTTCTGCACTAAAGTCTTTATAAATTTCTTCTAAGATTTGTAAGTCTGGGTGTTGTGTTTCTCGAGCCTGCATAAGCTCTTGGGTTAGTACTTGTGCCTTCCTAGCTGGTGTGGGATGTGCACCAAGTACAAACGTTTCAATTTCAAAACGTGTTCTAATACTCATTGTTTTCTCCTGTGTTGAGTTTACCTCTTATGTAACTTTATTTTAATGTTTAACAACAACGCTGCGATTGGCAGCGTCATTGTTAAGATGTTATATATTAACCGTGCGATCCAGTCGGGTTAGGGTTTTGCCATCCACCGAAAGTTGCCGATAGTTTAATATTTGTTGTCACCGATGGTGAGATGTAGTTACCTAATTGACTTAGTGAAACTGCTCCACTAAGACTAAAATAGTTACGTACTGTACCCATTGTCATCGTTGCGCCTGTTGCTGGTAATGCCATATTATTTGACTCCTTCTTGCGTGTAATTAACGTTAATCACAAACATATGTTTGCTATTATATTTATCTAAATGCCTCTGGCATAGTGTTAGTATATTATACTTAATCTTTGTTGAATGAATCTCGTTCTGCGTCACTTTGCCAGAACGCCGTCAGCCAATCTATTTGTTTTTGTTGTTCTTTAATTGCTTCAATTAGTACACCTACTACATTTCCATATGCTACTGACTTCATTCCTTCAGCATCTGTGTGTACTACTTCTGGAAGAACTTTTTCTACTTCTTGTGCTATAACACCTGTGCTATGTCTTCCATCCTTTTCAAACTTAACACCTCTTAAAGCATTAACTATGTCTATAGGTTTATTAATTGTTTCTATGTTTCTTTTTAATCTCTCATCTGAGTATGCTGTAACGTCACCTGTTGCTGTAATATCACCTGTAACTTCTAACCCTGAAGTAGTAAGTAACATTTGTTGAGCATTATCTATTTTAAAGTTTATTCCTGAATCTGCTTGAGAGTTGCCTACGTCTGTAGAAATACATAACTTTCCCATAAAAGGTTTAATGTCATGAATAACTCCTGGAGATGTAGATGTATCGTTTAAACGAAGTGTTGGATCAGCGTCAGCGGCTTCAATTCTACCTGCACCAGATAAACTAGAACCAAATGGTAATGTTCCAACTAACAGAATATCAGAAATATTCATTTCGCCAGTGTATGAGCCACTCATTTCAAATTCTGTAGTATTTAATGTTAGTCCGTTACCTGCTGTATATGTTGTGTTGCCTGTGTTAACATAGTTACTAGCATCAATGGTTCCTGCAGATGCTGAAGTCCAATCAATATGTTCATCTGCTACAAAGCCTGTTAGACCGTCGTGTGTAAGATTATTGATTAATGTTGTGTTACCACTAACTAAATTAGTCATAG